GTTCGATAGCGACAGCGAGACCGTTGTCGAGCAGTCGGTTCGAATGACGCCCGGTCTTGACCGGATGATTCGGATCAGCGATCGGGGATTGAGCGAAAAGGAATGGTCGGACATGGAGGCCGAAGAGGCGGAGGCTGCCGCGTTCCGTCTATCGCTGCCAAAGCAGGTGCGGGACTCGACCAAGTACCTTTACAAGTTGCGGAACTGCAACGAGTTGACTCAGACAGAGTTTATCGAGAAGGAAACGATTTCGGCTTGGTACAACGAGGCTTACATGCCGCTGACCGAGATCATGAAGGACGAATCATCGACGCCAGATCAGGTAAAAGCCGCGCGCGAGAAGCTTTCCGACGCCACGACAAACATGAAAGACCTCTACGCGGCTAAGGCCATGCGGTCGATCATCGGCACCAACAAAGACGGCTCGCCAAAGGGAAAGCCGCAACGTCAACCCGGCGAATCAGTCGCCGACTATCAGGCCAGGTACAACGAGTGGCTCGATCGCCGGGCCAAGGCGACGGAAGCCTACGGACGGCTCATGAACAAGCGGCAGTAGCTCTCGCATTCTTACGTGCGTGCCAGTACAATCGGCGGCATGAAACAACTGACCACCACGCAACTCCGCGAACTGTTCGCCCAGCGAATCATCGACGCCCGCAAGGCCCGCGGCTGGTCACAAGCCCAACTAGCACGCCAAATGGGAACGTCATCCGGGTTTGTGTGCGACTACGAAAAGGCACGGCAGAGCCCGTCCATCGATACCGTGCTGCGTTTCGCCAACGCGTTGGGCGTGTCTCCCGCGTCCCTCTTGGACGTCGCCAAGCAGCCGGAAAAAAATTCCGAAAAGTCCGCTTGACGCCTTACTGTGATTCACGTAAGGTTGCGTTTGTTCGAAACCGCAACCGACACCGCCAACAGGATGGCGAATTCATGAACGACGCATTTCTTTTTGTTGGGCCGTCAGCACGGTTGGTTCGTGCTCGTTTCGGTGAACACCGACAACACCCCGAGTTGGTCAGCGGAAGTCATGACCCGCGCAGCTCGGCACAAACGCGTTCAATGCGCGTGACGCGGGTTCGATTCCCGCACGGTCCACTTTCCTTTTGCAACCGTGGCGGAACTGGTAGACGCTGGCCCGCTGCCCCCGAGGCCGATCTCTCCAACCTAACGCGTAGTGGCGAGGAAGGGTTAATATCGGGGATTGAACGAAAGAATGCAGGTTCGAATCCTGCCGGTTGCACTTGCGTTGATCCCGTGGGGAAAGACGGATCTGTGGGAAGGTTGCTGGGAGCGGCCGCTGGTGGCGCTGGGATGTGACGGGAGTTTGATGCGGGTCGCGACTACGGAATGTCGCGGCCTGCTTTTTTAACACGGAGGTAGAAATGCTGGTACTGAGCAGGCATAGAAACGAGTCGATCATCGTCGGGCACGACGTGCAAATCACGGTGGTCGATGTCAGGGGCGACAAGGTGCGGCTCGGCATCGTGGCCCCGGAGCGTCCCATCCATCGCCACGAAGCTTACAAGGCCATCATGAAGAAAGCGGCAGCGGCGGTAGCCGATGCGATCAACACGGACGGCGGCGAAGGTTGGACGGCGGCGAAGGTTCTCGAATACGCTGATTCAGATCCGCAGTTTTTCGCGAAAGTCCTGGAAGAGATGGAATTGACGGAAGGCTTTAACAGGGAGTGTGCGAAGACATGAGCAAGCAGCTTCTCACCCATTCGCGGATGCAGTCCTTCAAGGCATGTCGCAAGAAAGCGTATTTCGAGTACGAAGTCGGCCTACGTCGTGAAGTCGACGCGAAGGCGCTTCGCATGGGCAGCGCCGGCCACAACGCCCTCGACGTGCTGAAGAAGGGCGGGTCGATCGAAACCGCGATCGACGCGATTCGTCACGAGTACGCCAACGTCCCCGATGGCGTCGAGGAACGTGAATGGGGCATCGAGCAGGAGACCATCGAGTGCTTGGTCACGGGCTGGAATTGGCGGTGGGGCGAGTCGCTGGAGATCGTTGCTTCCGAGCAGTCGTTTGCCTTGCCGCTCATCAATCCCGAGACCGGCGCGGCAACGCCGCTATGGGACGCCGCAGGCAAGATCGACGGCATTGTCCAGGTGGACGGCCGCAAGCTGACGCTGGAGCACAAGTTCATCAGCGATCCGATCGACCAGGACAGCGACTACTGGCGTCGGTTGCAGATCGACTCGCAGATCAGCCTCTACACTTGGGCCGGTCGCCAGATCGACCACGACGTGACGGGCGTGTTCTTCGACGTGATTCGCAAGCCGACTATCCGGCCTGAGCAGGTGCCGATCTTGGACGAGGACGGCAAGAAGATCGTTCTCGATGCGGCCGGGAATCGCGTGTTCAATGTCGTCAAGGCAAAGAAGAAGTGCGAAAAGTGCGAAGGGACCGGTGTTCTTGAGCTAGTGGACGAGCGTGAGTTTCCTGGAATGCAGAATCCGCCTTGCCCATGCACGCAAGGCGCTCCACGACAGACCGGCGACACAGAAAAGGGCTACGTCTTGCAGGCCCGCCAAATGACGCCCGAAGAGTGGGGTGAGAAGCTGCTGGCCGACATCGGCACTCGCCCTGAGTTCTACTTCGCCCGCATCGAGATTGCCCGCCTCGACGATGAACTCGACGAGATGTTGCAGGAGATGTGGGACGTGCAAAAGACCATCCGCGAGGCGCAACTGAAGGGCCGCTGGTACAAGACCGTGGGCAAGGATACCTGTCCGTGGTGTCCCTTCTTCGGACTCTGTACTTCGAAGTTCAAGTTCGAAGGCGTAGCGCCGGAAGGGTTCATGTTGCTTGAGAATGTTCACCCCGAACTGTAGGAATTCGACAATGTCAGAAACAAAACTAGTCGGAGGACTGCCGCAACGAGTGGCGGCGCAAACGATTCCAATGCCGTCGCGAGCGGAGTTGATTGAGCCAGACTTAACAGAAGACGAGCGGCTCGTTCTCATCTTCGTTTCCGGCTCACCAAATTGTTCGCGACATGAGATTGCATCGAACCTGCGACTCTCACCAACACAATGTGAAGCGGCGATCAGATTGCTGGAGAAAAAAGGGCGGATCGAATACACGGGCGATGAGAGCAAGAAATCGCACTAACTTTCAACCGGAGGAATACCATGTCTGGCCCAGCCCCCGCCCCCGCACCCATCAAGCCCAAGAACACGTCGCGGGCGTCCACGCCGGCACCTGCCGCCAGCCCCTCGAAGGCCGTCCATGCGACGACGCCGGTCAAGTCCGGCATCGTCCGCGGCAAGATGAGTCAGGGCGAACGCATCGGCATCTACGGGCCTGGCGGCATCGGCAAAACCGAGCTGTGCGCCAGCTTGCTCGAAGTTGGTATCGACCCGCTGTTCATCGACCTAGACGGCGGTTCGATGGGCTTGGAGGTCGGGCGCGCGACATGCGGCGACGACAATCACTTGGCCCGTTCGTTCGACGAGGTTCGCAGCGTGTTACAAAACCGCGACATTACCAACGAGTTTGGCGCGGTCGTGATCGACACGTTCAGCACGCTCGAGGAACGCATTCGGGAATGGGTGGTCGCGAACGTGCCTCACGAGAAGAGGAAGCCGATCAACTCGATCGAGGACTACGGCTTCGGCAAGGGCTACATGCACATCTTCGAGGCGGGCTTGCTCGTCCTGCAAGATCTCGATGCCCTTTGTCGGCAGGGCAAGCATTGCGTCTTGATCTGCCATCAGTGTGCGGAGAAGGTGCCATCGGCCGAGACGGAAGACTACTTGGAGTACCAACCGCGACTGCAATCGCCGCCGAAACAGGGCAAACTGCGAGAACGCGTGTTCGAATGGACGAACCACTTTTTCCGCATCGACCATGACCGGGCCGTCGAGGACGGCAAGGCGGCCGTTGGCGACGTGCGGACAATCCACACGGTTCGCACAACCACCGCTTGGGCGAAGCATCGGACCATGCCCAATGGCCACGAGTTCGAGCCGACGATCCCGTTCCAGAAGGGAACGTACGAGCTTTGGGAAACGATGTTTGGAGAGCAGTAATGGAGATCGATGCGATGGCAAAGCTGATGAAATTTACCGATGAACAGTGGGCTCTTATTCCGCTTGCCGTGGAGCGATGGTTCGGTTACCAAACTGAGCCGCATGACCGTGATAAGTGCGTCGATGTTGTCAATCGAATGTACGCCGCGATAGGCGAGCCGAAGCCGCTGGTATTCGTTCTCGACTCTCCGCTCGCTGCGTGCTTTGCATGGGCGATGCTGAACCAGCTTCACGACCAGCTTGGCGACCAGCTTGGCGACCAGCTTGGCGGCCATCTTGGCGGCCATCTTGGCGACCAGCTTCGCGGCCAGCTTTACGGCCAGCTTCACGACCAGCTTGGCGGCCATCTTGGCGTCCAGCTTTACGGCCAGCTTTACGACCAGCTTTACGGCCAGCTTCGCGACCAGCTTTACGGCCAGCTTCGCGACCAGCTTGGCGACCAGCTTGGCGACCAGC